GGTGAAATTGGCCGGTGGCTTGATCATTTAAGTCCCATGTCGTCGGCCATCTGCTCGATAGCTTCGTCACTGAAAATGCGCTTGCCGTTTGCTACTGATTTCACTCGTCGGAGTTCTTCGGTGTATCGCTTTCGAGGTGTATTCTGCTCCAGAGGAACATCAGGATTATTACTGTCGTCAAGACCAGCCGAAAGGTCTGCTTCATAAGGTGCCATGTTACTCGGCTTAAAGACTTGGTCGCCGCCAGTGATTTCCTCGTATCCCACCGCAGTACGGATTTCATTATCCTCAAGAACATACAGTTTTCCTAAATTTCCAGCCTGCTCGATAGCGCGAGCGCGGAGCGGGGCAATGTCATTTGTGTTATAGGCGAGTTTCATGTTCTCTGAACCCTTGTAACGGGGCATCAGGAATCTAGTCAGCTCGTCCAATAAATCATCGGCAAACGGTAGCACAGACAGATCATAAAACAAGAGCATGGAAGTTTTTAAGTTGTCCATGGTCATCTGTTCAGAGGATACCAGCGGCAATGGGATGGCATAGGTTGAGAAAATATCACTCCTTACGGTTTTGCGGTTTACTGAGAATTCCATGTCTTTGTTATTCATGCCGATGTTTTCCAATTTCATTTTGTCAAGAATAACCTGCCGACCGGCATTGACCGCGCCCTCATACGCCTTGACTTGCTCCTTCCATCGTTGGTATTGGTTATCACTCATTGGCTCGTTGTGATCCCATATCCAAGCAAGTGAAGGTCTGCCGCCTCGTTTCAGGATTGAGTAGTTATTCTGATCCGACTCAATAAACTGCTGAATCTGCAACCATAATGGTGAACACTTCGAAAGGCCGCGAAGGTTGTTTGCACTCTGTGAGGGGTTAAATTCCTTTGCATGCCATATTTCCTGATTCTCTGCGGCGTTCCAGTATCTAAACCCTTCAGGTCGCTCCTCAAGGGCATAGTTCATCGTTCCGTTGACGGTTGAAAGAAAATAGGAGCCTGCAAACCCCATGGTATTCCATTCTGTCGAAGGGCGAGTCGTAATGTTCACCGGGGATGCCAAAAGCAATTCTAATGGTTCACTGCCTTTGCTTCCTGTAGCTATGACGAATGATTCACCGCAGATGTCATAAAACATGGCAAACCACTTTCTGAATGACATTCCAGATTGCATAGCGTTTGGCTTATCGAGCAATTCAAGAATTGGATGGTTATCAATGAATTTTTTATTCTTTTTGTCATAGACCCGTAGCGGTATTGAGCTGAACGCCTCACCACGCATGTTGATCGAATTAAAGAGCGGCGTACATTTTTTGTAAAGCCGTATAGATTCTGCAGCCAGTAGGTCGCCGTATCCCATTCCGCCAAGGTAATCAGCAAATGAAAAGGCAGGGTCGAATAAAACTGGATTTATTGATTTCTGTTCGTCGCTATTCGCTACCTTTATTTTTTGGTAGCTATTCAGCGGGTTCAAACCTTTCAGTACTTCTTTGTATCCCATTAGGCAACCCGTATGGATGGTTCACGATCTTCACTACTTCTGATCAATAGTTTAGTCAAGGCATAAACTGCTGCGTCCATTCTATCAGGACTATGTTTTGAATCAATGGGGACGTACTCCATCTGCTCAGTCTCTAATTCGAACAGGTCGTCTTCATGTGAAACTCTGTTTTGCTCATACAACTGGGCAACTGGTTCTGCTCGGGCGAACTTACCTTTTTTGGCATGCACCGTGTAAATCTTAATTTTTGGGTCAATGTTGTGAATAATCGTTTCCACCATGGCACCGCCTTGGTTAACCTCTGCAACGACGTAATTGGCATCATGCTCATGGTAGGCATTAACCACCGTTTGTCCCCATTCGTTTGGTTTTCCTCGGCGTGAGTAGTCCTTGATCACCACCCCATCACCAAACTCATCCCGGCCTGCAACGATGATACCGCAAAGGTCAGAATCTTTGTCATCGGAAACTATCGGGTCTACGCCTACGCATATCTCTACCAACTCGCCATGCTGCCGACCTCTGGCGCGGTCAATCATTTCCATAGTCCACAAAGCGCCTTCAACATCACTCAGAAACAAGCCTTTCAGGAATCGGGCTTTCATCCTTTCCGGCAGATTCATAAGGATTCGCTCAATGTATCCTTCGGCAATGTTCTGGACGTTGTCTTGAGGATTCATAAGCATGTGGCCATAGTCGTCCACATTCCTAATTTTACCCCGCTCTACCGGATCAATGCCTTGCATGAACAAAAGGTAAGTCCAATGCTTTTTGGATGGTGGGTTACAGTCGTAGAAGAACCGAGGAGTAAGACCGGATGCTTCAGCCAATCGGGTCATCAATACAACGATGGCTTCGTAACTGATTTGTGAACACTCGTTAGCGTAGATCGTTGAGTACTCATTACCAAGTATCTGCTCGGTTCGCTCCTTATCATCAATTCCCCCTACCCATATCTGGGAGCCATTACGGAACTCTACGTAGCCGTAGGATGAATTCATTTCATATGGAACATTGGGAAAGCAGGTTTTCATCACCTTTGGAAATGTGTCAAACCAGATAGAACGCTTGGCATGGTTGTATCGAAAACGAACGATTAAGTGTCTGCTTTTACACTTCAACGCTCGCACGATTACGGCGTATACGAGGATAAATGTTTTGCCCGACCTGCTGCCGCCATACAGCATGGTATGGAGCTTAGTTATTAAAAGCCTTGCCGCTTCTTTTTGTCGTACCGTCTTTTGGAATGACACTCAACTATCGCCCCTACATCTGGGCATCAACTTCATCCACGATAATCTGAATAGTCCCATCCTTCTGTTTTCTCTCCATGGCTCCGAGCTGGAACTTGAGTGCTTGAAAGTTACCGTTAGTGGCTAATTGGTGGACTTTGTTCTTTAATTGTGCGATTCCAAGTGCTCTGCCGACCTCCATGGCCTCTCTAAAAGCCGGAAACTCCGCTTTCTTTTCGTAGAAGGTTGTTTTACCCATCCCGAGGCAGTACGCGATGTCTTGGTCGGTATTACCTTGGGTTGCGAGCATCTTGGCCTTGTTACATATCTCTTCAGTGATCTTGATAGGCTTACGGCCTGTTTTGTTTCTTATTGTATCTGTTGAGGTTTCTCCCGTTTCACGGTCATAGTGATCAACAGTAACCAATGGGAAGTAATGGGGGGCTGAATCATTGTCGTTGTTTGACATACGCATACTCACTTATGCTATTTGGGTTGAGTAATTGTATTGGGAATCGCATCAGGAAGTAAATCAATTTTGATATGGTTAGTTGCTAACGGTTTCGGTGAAATCGACTTCTTCAGACGACCATGGAAAGCAAGCCATCGAATGTCTGACGCTAATACGGGTAATCCACATGCCTCAGCTCGCTTGGCTACGATCTCAAAAGGGTCTGTTTCCTGTTTTGACTCCTCATTTGAGCGCACATAATTTTTCATCGTAGTCCGGCGTACTTATGAGTCTGTAGCGATAAACGCCAGCCGTATTCCTTACAAGCATTCACGCAAACTTGTGTTGATTTTGGGTTCTGACTCAATGGTTGCAGCCAGATACCGCCCTTTGGTTGCGCTCCCGGTTCGTCCTTGCTTTTGTAACCAATGAAGGTTTTCAGGATTTCAATGTCAGCCGCTTTGCCTACTGGAAACTTGATTTCATCTACCAGAAGCAAGTCCACTGGATTAACCTCCTTTCCTCCCGGCATGCCAATTTTTGGCGAAAGCGTCACCCATGGCATTGGCTTGTTAGAAACTGTCCACGTTGGGATTCTGACGGTTCCAGATGTTTCGATTTGTACGGTATGTCTGGCGCTAATCAATTGGGTCACCAATTCTTCGATTTCCTGCTCCAGTGGCTCGCCACCAGTGATCACTACATGGCAATTTTCGTGTCCCATTTTTTCTACTTCCTTGACCAATTGTTCTACGTGGAACCATGCGAAGGAGGGCTGGTCTGAAGTCTTGGCAATTAATTCAGCAGGTGGAAGTTCATAACCGGTTTCCAAACCCCATGTGTTCTTGGTGTCGCATTGATCAACAAGCATTTGATTTGCAAAGAAATTTCCTTTCGTGGTCATTAAATTGAACACTTTTTTAATTCCAATTCTTTGTACTGATTCCACTATATCGCTGTTGAGAGTATGTTTAATACGCTGCCTGATTTTTTTAGATTTTCTTGTAATAGCTGTGTCGAAATAATCAAAAAATCTACTTATCTCAGGTTTCCCACCTTTTAGGAAAAGATTGTAAATATCATGCTTCGCTGAGTAATCCTTAAGAACTGAACAAAAACCATGAGCATCAAGCATAGTTTTTACTCTGGAAATAGTTTTTTCATCCTTTTGTGAAAAACTCAATCCACTTCCAACCGTTCCTTCAGCATCAAAAAATCCAGATATATATCCCCTCGTTTCCTCAAGCGTGTCTGGATAATTAAGTATCCAATTTAAGTCTCTTGCTATCAGATCAACTCGGTATACTGTTTTTCCAGTGACCGTTTTTCTTTTAGCTTCTCTGACATATGTATCTCTACCAAAATAATTTACAAAATCTGAAATTCTTTCAGCAAACTCAATATCACATACCTGCCAATGAAATTTCAGACAGCCATTGTACATAGACGTCGAACCGTCCCCTGCCATAGCGCCCATCAAATATCCGCGCATAAAGCCTTCGGATATATGTGGAGAAGATATGTCATAGGTTGGAGTTGTTACCGCTGCCATGCCAGCCATTTCTTTTGCAGGTTTTTTTCTTACAGAAACACGGCTTTTGCGTTTATTTGTATGGAAAATATGCTCGTCGGTGCATACAACTTTTTTTCCTGATCGTGTTACTAACTCTAATGTATTTTCCTCATGGGATGTAACATCGACAACATTACTAACTATATATTCTCTTTTTTTAGAATTATATGAAAGAACTTGCTCACCAACTTTAACATCTTCAATTGCCTTTTGAGTAAAATCTGCCATTAGGACTTTTGTACCATCAGCAAAGCACCACGGGCATCCGACTTTACAGCCCTGTAATCGGATGAATACGGAAGGTTTACCCGTATGGGTGGCCTCACCTTGGATCGTGTAAAACATTTCATTAACGGCGATTAACATAGTTCTCGTACTCCATTTCAGCGGCTTCTGGATCTTCCCAAGGGAATACGAGCCAGTCGTCAGTTGTTAAAATTTCTGCCACATAGCAGCCGTGGTTATGATGCCTGCCCATCCAAGCAGCAAATATCGTATTGAGAGGCATGGTGCTTCTGGCCTTCGTATGCGTGTCGCCTGTATCAATTATGTCGTCTACCCATATCAGATTGTCATGCCCTCTGGCTACCGCTGTGAGAGGAATTTGGAGCCTGTGGCTTAATGCTACTGCAAGACACATTCCGCCACGCGGCTGGCCGTATATCAGTTTCTTTCCTTTGACTGGGTTCAGAAGCTCGGCAAGACGATCAACCGCGATGTCAAATTGGTGCCATGTTAATTTTTGGCAGTTCATTTGCGGCCTTCGTACCATGCCGAGTTTGCTGGAGTTTCAGACACCTGAACTTTTCTGCAATGGACGTTCGAGTAACCATTGTCTGGCAACCAGCACTCGTTAATGTAATCGTAAAGGAATTTTGCTATACCTTCGCATCCAGTTCGCTCAACCACCACGAGCCTGCATAGTTTTTTACGATGCAAGTCCTTGAACGCTTCTATGTCTGGGTCATCTTCAGCGACGAGCAGGGTATGGTCAAAGTGATCATCCAAAAATCCTTTGAATGATTTTAGTGATCCGAAATCAACGACCCAGTTTCTTACATCAACTGTTTCACTGGCGAACTCAATGTAAAATGCAAGCGCATATCCATGAATCAAGCGGCAATGGCTGTCTGCTCTCCATTGGCGATATGCTATCGAGTATCCCCGATCGTGACCGTATGTTTTAGTAGAAACGTACATTTAAGCTACCAAGTCATTAAGTTAAGCACTTCTTTCGTCAATTTTACTCTACTTGTAACGGTTCCGCATTCTGGACAATGTTTCCAATTCGGAGCAGTTGTTGATTCCGCGTCCCAGTCACATTTTTCACAATACTGCAGCTCTGATCCGGTAAACATTTGCTCTGTTATCCGAATCCTATGAAACCTTACTTTTAGTGTATCCGGTATCACTCTTCAATTTTGCAGAGTATGTCGTTATCAGCACACAAAATTAATGTATCGCCATCGACTAAAACTTTGTGGCTTTCAGCGTAGCGAGTGAACATTACGCGATCTCCCGGTTTAACTGGAAGTTTCCGCAGAGTACCGTCTGGAAGCAATCTGCCTTCGCCAACCTCCATGACAGTTCCTTTGTTCGTGTCTTTGTTTTGTGCGCCTCCGGTGAGAATAATACCTCCTTCACTGGTTTTGAGTTCGGTATCTTTCTTAATAACGCACATGTAATAAAGTGGAATCAATTTCATAGTAGTCTCCTGTTAAAAACCTTGACCTCTGATTGTTTGGTAGAACTCTGCTTTCAAACTTGGGTTGGCAGAAAATAACCCGCGCAGAACGCAGTTACTCATAGTTGACTCGTCTTTCACTCCGCGCCAACTCATGCACATGTGCTCTGCTCGGATTACGATCGCCAGACCTTTTGGTTTAATCGCTGTTTCAATTTCATCAGCAAGCATTACTGCCGCTTCCTCCTGAATATGAGGGCGAGACATAACCCAATCAGTAAGGCGATGGAATTTTGAAAGCCCAATTACTTTATCGGAAGGTATCACACCAATCCATGCTTTTCCGATAATCGGGACAAGATGATGCGAACAGGCAGAGCGAATGGTAATTGGACCAACGGTGTAAAGTTCATCCAATTTTTTCACATTCGGGAAATCAGTGATCGATGGGCGCGGGTGATAGCGGCCTTTGAAAACCTCATGGATGTACATTTTTGCTACGCGCTTTGCAGTTTCTTTTGTGTTGTGATCATTTTCTGTGTCAATGACCAATGCTTTCAAAAGAAGCTCTGCAGCATATTCGACATTTTTTTGTATTTCTGGCAATGATCGCGGATCTATATGGCCGCCGAGCGTGTCATTTGCTTTGAATGGGATTCCTGCCTTTCTAACTTCTTCAAGGACTTTTTCAATATCGCGTAATTGGTTCATGCTTCGTACTCCGTTGGGTCTAAAACGCCAGAATCGCGGAATGCTTCTTTGCGCTCCTGACAGGCACCACACTTGCCACAATGTTTTTCTTTTCCCTCATAGCAGGTGTAAGTATCTTTGTATGGAACGCCTAGATCGCCACCAATTTCAGCAATTTGTGTTTTTGTTTTATCAATGAATGGGGCAATTAGAACTAAATTTTCTTTTCTGAATCCTTCTGTTCCATTTCGCATTGCGTTATTCATAGCTGCAACGAATTCTGGTCGACAGTCTGGGTAAATAAAATGGTCGCCTGCATGTGCTCCGAAAGCAAGAACCTCTGACTCATTAACACAAGCAACTCCCCAAGCAATCGAAAGCATGATGGCATTGCGATTTGGAACTACGGTTAATTTCATATTATCAGCAGCGTAGTGTCCATGCGGGGTTTCTACAGTTTCGTCAGTAAGACTTGAGCCTTTGATCAGATGCTGGATACCTTGCAGATCAATTATTGTGTGTTCAGCTCCTAAATTAGCAGCAATGATTTTTGCACACTCCAGCTCTCGGCTATGGCGTTGTCCATAATTAAAACTCAGCATTGTTAAATCATAACCTTTTGCTTTGAGAAAATAAGCAAGGGTTGCTGAATCCATGCCACCGCTAATGATCATGGTTGCTTTCATGAGAAAATCCTCTGCTGGTAAATATTACTTAAAACAAAGTCATGCGCTTCAATTAAACCTTCAGCCTGATTGTGATCAGACACGGCGAAGTAAATTTTAGTGCCGCATGTCCTTTCAACCCATATTGCCTGCATAACGCACGCCACAAGAGTTACGAATTGAGAGAATGCGCTCACAGTATTTTTTGAATATGAAGCTCTGTTTATCCATGCTTCCTTCGTTCGAAGTCGCGCCACTTCATCAAACGTAAACCCCATTGAATAAAGTGTTTGTAATCGCTCCTGTGATGGATGTTCTATAAAATCCTGCTTTTTGTACCTCTTCATTTTTCCTGAGCCAACATACACTGACATGCTGCCATAACGAACTGCAGAAGCCCATGAAGAGGAGTCAACGCTATATGGTTTATACTTCAGGATAAAAGGAATGCGGGTGAAACCGAGTAAATGCGCTTTGCGATTTTTATTGTTTTCTAAAAACCATTTAACATAGTTTTTATTTGTTCCACCTTTTGCCACACCACCGAGCATTACATAGTCAGTTAATGAGTATAGTTCATCGAGTCGTTCCAATGATTCGCCGCGCGTAAATACAGGTATTGGATCGTAACCATCCTCGCGCATCTTCATTAAGTTAGTATATGACTTTTCGCCATCGCCAATAACATCAAGCTGTACTGCCTTGTAACTCATTGTCTTTGGCAGAGTATCCAGAAACTTGCAATACTCATCAAGTTTAATTTCCTTGCCAGAATTCCACGCAGAAAATGCGCCGGAGTCAACTATCAAGTGATATTTTCCAGTCGCTTTTTCAAGGATTGTTTTTACCTTATCGCTGAAATACGGATAAGCAATCAGGATGTTAACTAATGGTTGCATCCAGTTTAAGATCCTCAATTGCTTTTTTGATAAGTGCTACCACAGCGTCCTTGTCATTCTGGGCGCATTTGATGGTTATCACTGCGCGTTCTGTCGAGCTGGTTGCTTCCAGTTTGATGATCTTTTCAATGTCACTATCCCATCCTGCAGTCAACGAAGTTATTTCATCTACCGAGAAACCAGAAAGTGTCAAATCGATTCCGTGCATCTTCAACCCAGAAAAGATGTTGGCAAGGCCATCGTTCATCCATCCGGCATTGTTGGTGAGTTTATTGTGCGCGATGTTGTAAATGATCTGGTTTGTTGCTGGCAGTCCTTTTACCACCATGACCGGGAACTTGTTGACCCCTTTCTTTTCGAGAACCTTCCGGCGTCCATGGCCTTCAAGTATTTTGCCTTCATCAGTGATTGTTATCAGATCAAGGAAGCCGTTTGAATCAATACTGCGTTCAATATCGCCTACATGAGAATCTGTGTGTATACGAGGATTTTGTGGGTCTGGCTTGACATCCGCCAATGTTGCTTCTGCTATCCAGAGGGAGGTTGCGCCAGCTTGACGCAACTCCTCCGGTATAGGCACTTCAAATAAGTACTTCACCGGTTATACCTTCAATGATTTTTCAAAAATGATACAGAGTCCGGCAACTTATATCAATAGTGATTGAAAGTTATTTTTGTCCATGCGCTTTGAGCCATCGACCATACTGTACACGCGCAGTGCCAACATTTATACCGTCTGCTACGCAAGCAGCCAGAATATCATTTTTCGTTGATTCGGCCATCCTGTCACAGATGTCCCAAACCTTGCCGGTTTGAGTGGTTGACTTTGGACGGTCTATTTTTGTTTCAGAGAGTTTGGCTTGGTTCATTTTGGATGCTCCTCCGTTAGTTAATAATTTGTAACATTCGCGTCCATTGTGGATCGCTGTTAATTAACTCCAGATAGTTGTGAAAAACTTCCTGTGAATTTTCGAGGTCGTCTTTCTCAATCAACTCTGTTTTGTGGGTTTCTGTTTCAATGATAATTTTATAAATATGGACAAAAGTTTTGGTATTGAAAAAATGAATTTCTCTATGGTTGCCTACCCTAGATTTTTTCTGGAAGTAGAGTTTCATGATAAATCCAGCCTTCCGACTATTCTCAGAGTTTTAATCCTAGCCGGTAGTACAGGAAAATAGTCAACGCACACCCCGCCATTATGGTTTCTGTAGATTCTCGTGATCTGTCCTTGTGCTTGGAAATAGTCAAGGAATCTATGTCCGCCAAACAACTGTACTAATGCCTCACGCTGCATAGTTTCTGCACAAGGAATCATTTTTCGATCCTCTTGAACTCGATTACCCATACAAATGGATTGGCCTGCCATGAACCTTCGCCGTTGATTGATTCCCAGAGGTTTCTGAAATTATCTTTTACTCCACTGCCTACTGGAACAGGCGTATTACCATTCCACCTAACTTCTCCTGATGCTGCGCCTTCCTGATGGCAGTCGAATGGTGATATGTCATTCAACCGCTCAACCCGCACGCCAGTGATTTCAAGGTTAATGCGCGAAGCCCATCGAGGCATGTGGATTGATGGACGCCACCTGCCTTCTTTCGGCCAGTCGCTTGGAACTGTTGCCTTGTATGCAATGTCGTGGCGGTGTGCTTCGATGTTGTAACGCGCCCAAGTCTCGCGCACCCACAGCCTGTCGCCTGCTTTGCCGTATTTGCAGCGATTACCAAAAAATTGTTTTTCATACTCTCTGGTGCATGAAACGTCACTTGGCATAACTGAGTTACACCAGTCGTCATAATCATAGTATTTGTCGATCAGCGCTTCAGGAATAACCCTGCGCGTCATAGTCTTGCGGCCTTCCAGAATCGCCCTGACCATAGGCGCTGAAAAAAGTATTGGTCTTTCCTTAAACGAGGACATGCTCACCTCGCTTGAATGCTTCACAATTTTCTTTTGCTTCTGAAAGCGTCATTCTGACTCCATCTGGTATTCGCATAAATTTCATTTCATGTTTCTTTGGTTTGTAATAACAATAGTATTCGGTTGGCTGACCATTTTCGTACTTGCATTGCCTGATCGCATAGTTTCCACATTCACTCAACAAACCGTTTCCGTTTGGCTGAGGATTATCAACCCAATTCACGCTGCGCTTCTTCCCACGCAAGATTAATTTCAATCATTTTTTCTTTTGATCCACCGGGTTTATCTTCATGATGTTTTGAAGCAGCACGCCGATAGTTTTCTTTTACTGCATTCAAATTTCTTTCATCATTTGCACAGTTCAGAACTTCGCGCCATGGTCGCTTTGTAGATGGAGAGTGCTCAATGGCTGTGAATCCAGTAAATGCTCTTTCCATCATGTGAGCGCCACCATGCCTATGTAATGATCGAAAGGCATCTACAGCGAGTCCAAGTGATCTAATATTGTCACGCCAGTCCTGATAAAGATCGCGCGCCATTACGAGTTGTTTTCCTTTCAATGTGAAATAAACAGCAATCCCGGGGTCGTTAATTTTTTCCTGCTTTGCGTATGGCCGCATTGCTTGAGTCAAACTCAAATTAGATGACATCACCACATTTTTTGCGCCGAGTCTTTCCAGCTCCGAATAGAGTTCTTCAATGGCTTTGCCAACCGTAACTTTGAACTGTGAGTTTTTTTCTCTTCTCCATGCCTCAGTGCGCGGCCACCCTTCAGGCCATTGGAGTGGATATGCTTCAACTGTCATGCTGGCTTCCTTGATTTTTTAGTAAGGCGCTCACCCTTCTGGCAGGGTTCATGCAGAAACATTTTGAGTTTGGATAGGGTTTGCAATCCTTTCAGCGAAAGATTTGCGGGTCTGTGCCTGTGGTTTGGCATTGCTCTTTTCTCTTAAATATTGGATCAATTATATATCAAAATTGATACATAAAAAACCATTATTTTGGTTATTTTAAGAGATTATACCAATTGCTACTTAAAAATAGAGCCTATAAGTCCCTTTTGAGGCGGTAGCGGCTGGCCGGTTGCTGCAGCATACCTGCTATTCTTTTCGCTCGTTCTGAGGCCAAAATAAGCCTGTAATAAGATGATCGGGGTACCCATTGCCACCAGAATCAAAGGCCATGCCGTTTTTAATTCAAGCATGCCTTGATTGAACCCAAAGGTAGCCGCTATCGCTGCAAGGATCACACAGGCTACCTGAGCAACAACGCACCAAGCCATCATTCTGGCAATTTTTGGTCGTTCCGAAGCTCCTTTGGAATCGGCATCGGCAAGTGATTTCTCTACGGCTGTCCAGTTATTTGAGTCTGCCACTTCAAGCTCAAGTTCTGTTTCAAGCAGGTGTGTTTGCATATCTGACGGAAGGGCTTTAATAACCGTTGAAACGTCTGCTCCAGTGGCCTCTATCGGGAGTTTTTTATCTGGAGGCAGAAAATTGTTTACGGCTTCGATTGCAGCGGCTACTGCGGGGTTTATCGTTCCAGCTACGGTTGCTAATACTTCAAGTACGGATTTGAGTTTCATTGGTGTTTCCCTAAGAATTCCGCCGCTATTCCTGCTGCGCTTCCTATCGCACTTGCAACAAGGCCTACACCCCAGATTGCTCCTTTTCTTTCATGTTTTTCTTTTTCTAATTCCGCAACCTTCTGATCGTGGACTTCAATCTTTCTTGCCATTTCTGGTATCTGAACGCTGCCGATGGTTACTGTTTTGGTGATCGCATCCAACTTATCAAACATTATGCGATGCGCTTCGTCCTGATTTCTTTGGATAGATGACACCGATGCCTTGAGCATTCCAATTTCAGTGGAAATTTCGTCAAGCCCCGCCATATCCTCTCCAATCATCACTTTATTGAAAGTTATAAAACCAAGGTGATTGTAAACAAAATATAGCAGGGAATCAAACGCCTATCTTGAAATTGTGAGCTTGTTTCTATCTGCGGCGAGCTTATCTATTGGCACCAACTCATTACGCACTATATCGACATTTTTAGGTGCTTGTATTCCAATTTTAACCTGATTTCTGTCCATTGAAAGAATTAATACTTCAGCCATTGGGACGCCGTCTTTGTAAATCATTAACGATTCCCCACGATCACCGCGCCTTGTCAAAATTAACATAATACTCTCCTGTGGTTTTTTTTACATCTTCCTCGCGCTTAACGATAACTCCGGCGTTTCCACCAACATTATCAAACGCAAGCCTTGTTTGTCCCGGTCTGTCTGGGCTTTCGCCAAGCACTGTTATCAGCACCGGCTCCTTGATACCCTTTATGTACAAAAGAATTCTGCCTCCGGGAACTCGGTCATGGTAAACAAATGCCATTAGCTATGCTCCCAGTCTGGATCGCTGTTGCCGTTTGTGTTGCCATTGGTTGAGTTAATTTGACTGGTTTTACCGCCAGAAAGAATTTGTACTTCATTAACTCGGATTTCAAGTTTGTACTCATTTTTGCCATCCTTGGTGACTTTGCGTGTTTGCAATTCACCTTCGACGAAAAGAACAGAACCTTTCTGAGCGTACCGGCCAATAAAGTCGGCCTGTTGCTTGAAAAAAGCTACTTTATGCCACTCAGATCTTTTTTCGATATTGCCAGTTTGTTTGTCCTTCCATTCCTTGTTTGTCGCAAGGGATACATTGCAAACCGGATCGTCGTTTGGCGGTATGTGACGAACCTCTGGGTCTTTCGCAACCGTACCAATAAGGATTACTTTATTTACTCCGCGTGCCATAAATTACTCCAACATGAAAAAAAGGAAGCGGCTCCAACTACGAACCGCTCCTAAGGGGGTTTGGTTAGTCGTTACCTTCGTTGCGTAATGCAGCGCCTTGGTCTGCTTCAATCGGCAAAGATTTTTGGTCTGCGTCAGGTTTTGGTCTCCCTTCCGAAGTAACGAACTGTGAAAGGTTATCAATAACGATTAAAACATTTTTGCCGGTGTGGTCGGCTAATTCGTGGCGACCATCGGCCTCATCGGAAGCCTTGAGTGAAATAGCAATGTAGCCTTTTTTGGTATTTACTGCCTCTACGCTTGCTTGTACGAGAGTTTGACGAATTCCACCAGCCAAAGCGGTTTTGCATTTCTCAACTTCAACCATAATTTCTTGTGTTGAAGTATCAATAAAACGCTCCTGCTCTTTCTCGCTGAGTTGTTGCCACGGGCGGTTCATTTCTCGAACCTTAGCGACTAAAAATGTTACCAGATGTCCTACAAACTTATCGGCATCTATTACCGAGTCCATTACTTCTTTTGAGCTTACTACCTCTTGTTTCTTAGCCATGGTGCTTTACCTCTTTTGGGATTGAATAAAACCAAGCTCCGTTAACTTTTGGATTGCTCGGCGGTCTTGACTTCACTTGCAACTTGAACTTTGGATGCCAGCGCAACTGTCGCAACTTTGCTGTCATCGTGGATTCTGAAAGAAGTTTTTTGTGTTTGGATTTGTAAATTCTACAAAGTTCATAGGAGCGGAACTCTCTACCTGACTTCATAATTTTTACGATCCTTGACAACATCATGCTTTCATCGTTCATAACTAATCCTCCAATACAATATCAAATTTGATATACCATTACAACTCAAGAATTCATTTTTTCCCAATTTTTTACAGCTTCTCCAACTGTATGGTGGTCACTACTCTGTACACCACAATGATTACATCGTAGTTTTACCGTACCGCGATTTTCACCTGCTACCGCCTTCGGTGTTCCTACCTTACATGCTTTGCATTTCGCAACTTTAATGTCTGATTTAATCGTCATAGTTGTGCATTCCTTTTACGCCTGAAAATTTCTTGCCTCCATAGTCACTAAACTTTTCTGGTTTGACTGCTAAATTCAAAAATCTGCTACAGATAAATTCTTCTGTCAGATAATCTGTTCCTGTTTTGCCGTTGCGGAACTTTCTTGTAATGGCATGCGCCACTCCTTTCTCTGGTGAGAACTCGTTGTAAACTTCATCTCGATACAGAAAGGTGATGATGTCTGCATCCTGTTCAATCGCCCCGGACTCACGCAAGTCGCTCATTATCGGTCGCTTATCAGGGCGTGACTCCAGTCCACGGTTTAACTGTGAGAGTGCCACCACTGGAAGTTTTAACTCTTTTGCTAAGGATTTTAGACCCCTTGAAATGGATGCGATTTCCTGTTCTCGGTTGTCACCTTCGCCGCGCATCAACTGTAGGTAGTCAACAACGATTAAACCAAGGTTCGGATGCTCTCGTTTAATTCTGCGTGATCTTGCTCGTAGTTCAGAAATTGATAATGCCGGAGTACTATCAATGTAAAGCTCCTTGTCTCTTATTTTAGAAACTCCTTTTGAAAGTGCCTCCCAATCCTGAGCAGCAAACTGTTTCGGATTCCTGATTCTTTCGAGAAGGATGTCCCCGTAGTTTGATAACATCCTTTCCATTAACTCCTCGCTCGGCATTTCAAGCGAAAAGAAAAGCACCGGAATGTCTTTTTGTATAGCGTTGTAAGCAGCGATATTCAATGCCAATACCGTTTTTCCCATCGAAGGACGAGCCGCAATAATTATTAAATTACTCGGCCTCCAACCATTAAACCGCTGATCTAGATCAGTCAAGCCTGTGTAAATTATTCCCTCAACCTCACTATCGTTTGAGTGCAGGTCAATGTTATTCAGAGTTCTTTTAATTACTGCGTTTAGTTCTTCAACTCCTATTCTTTGTTCCGGTCGAAGTGATCCAAGCGCTATTTCTGCCATTTCAATTTTTTCTTCTGTTTCTAACTCTCTGCTGAAACCTGCATTAGCTACAGATTGTGCCGCTGTGATTATCCGCCGATCAACTGCGCGGTTGGCAACAATTTTTGCATAGGACTTTATGTTCGAAACAGAAGGCGTATTTCTTGCTATCTCTGCCAAGTATCCAAGTGCATTTCTGTCAACCATTCCAGAAGGATTTTTTTCTAAGTATTCAGAGGTCGTAATTATATCAACTGGTTTTCCTTGATCGCTCAACCAACAAATTGCCTTAAAAATTTCCTTATGGATAGGCATGTAAAAATCATCGTATTGCAAAATCTCTACGACATCGTAAATAAAATGGTTGGCTAAAATTATTCCCCCAATTACTGCTTGTTCGGCCTCCAAGGAATACGGCGGTTGTTTTAGCGTTTGAATATGGTCTGCAAAATGATTACCTCTGTCCATGATACTTACCCTCAATTACTTTAATAAAATTTGGTTCGTGAACTAGCCATTCAAAGTCAGCAGTCCAGTTACGCTCATTTGAGCCGGTTAGGAATTTTGACTCAGAAACATACTTGAAGTAATTCTCCCAAAATTTCATTGTCTGGTGTTTAGTATCAGACTTCCATCGCGCTTGTAATTTCCTTTTCCTATTCTCACTCAAAATCCTAACTTGTGGCAAGGCAGGACAAAGTGAATGATAAAGTTTAACTATTTCCTGAACCGGACAAGGTGATTTGCCTTCAGGCTGGTCACTTATATCTTTATCTCTAATCTTATTTGATCTAATCTTATCTGTAAAAAGTAAATTTAAGTTTCTGTTTTCAGAATTTAAGTTACTTTTTGAATTCGATAAGTTACTAATTAATTTCTTAAATTCTGGGTTCTGAGTTGTCGTATTATCAAGCCTTTGTGCTAGTCGAAAACAGTTGATTTTACCGTTTTCTGATCTACCAAAAAGGCCAACTTTTACCATGTATTCAAGCAAAATAGTTAAACGCTCTGGCGTTATATTGAGTTTACGAGCTAAGGACTTCTCGGTATGCTCAAGTTCAAATGTAAGGTGATCTAACTCTATCTCGCTGGCAATTATCTCTACAATCGCAAAATAAAGGCCATACGACTCAAGTCCAAATTCATCGACCATTGCACATATCTTTGCATCATTTAACGCCGTAGCGTCATGTCGGAACCACTTCATGTTTACCCCCTGCTCTTATGTCTTAAAAAAACTGCTCTTAACCTTTTGCGTCAGATTCTACAAACTCAGCATCAACCAAAACACCTGTCGCTTTTTCTTGTAAAGCGTTATGTTTCTGCGCCAGCTCATTCATGCGTTCAACTACTTTTGTGCTGGAATTCTCTCCAAACACATCTTCAATAGCCTGCATGACAAGTGTCATCATTTTGAGTACTTCCTCTGGTGAACTCAACCCCTTTCGCTCATTAAGCAACTCGCCATTGCGCTGTGAAAGCGTGGCAACTGTCTTTTTTAATTGTGATTTGTAGCCCGTCGGATTTCTGCCTCTACCCTTTTTCTGTAACTTGCCTAACCGCCTTTGCGATGTCTTGCTCATGGATTACTCCTGTTGGTTTGTTAATGTTAAGGCGTGAAGATAATACGCCAGTTTCTTTCGGATATTGTTCAAGGCAATACTCGTAAGGAAAATTTTTGATTGTTTCAAGCACCTTTTGCATTTCAGCTTCGCCTAATGCCTCAGTGATTGCGGTACGGAAAATTGCATAAATACGCACAATTTCATTCTTCGAGCAATAATTGTCACGAATGAATTGGTTCTCCTGCTGAAGTCGTTTCAACTCTTTTTCCATTTTCTTGTACTTGATTAAATTCATGGAATTAACACCCTCGGATACGGCTCGTTGAAATAATCGAACAACTGTTTGACCACATCCCTTTCACGACCCCATTTTCTCCTCCATGCTCCAATATTTGCATGAAGCCCATCTGCAGAGCAATAGTCGTGGTGACGATCACATAGTGGGATAGTGAGAAAGTGCGCTCCCGGTTTAGTCCGGCCCTCTACGTGATGAATCAAAATATACGTGTTCATAATCCCCATTGACCGGCAGCACCAACAACCATAGGTGGCAACTTTATTCATCCACCGCTTTTCGTCGGCTGTTGGCGCTCTGCCTTTCAATCCACTCATCGTACTGCGATACTTTCCTTTTCGTAAATCTTCACTCCGGGAATTTCACGAACACCTTGTCTGATCTGCTCGCGTATTGCCACTGAGTTTTCAATCACAAGTGCCGGATTGGCATTCGCCAGTGCTTTGATGTCAGTCACTTCAAAAGTCCAAGTTTTCTTCACTGAACTGGTTGAGCCAAAGTCTCCCCGCACTGTCGCCGGTGTCTGAACTTGCGTTGGAGCCTGCTCAACTTCAACGGCCTGCTCAATAGCGGTTTCAGCCGCGAGTACATCGCCTTTTGCCTCTTCAGCTTCAGCAAGGGCAAGCAATCGCGCCTGTTCCTGTTCACGGGCAATACGCTCTTCCTCGGCCTGTTTACGGCGCTTTTCCTGAGAATATGCCAACATTAAGGTTTTTACCTTTGTTTCAGCATTTGCCAATGGATCAGTAAATTGCTTGTATCGAGCGTTGATGTTTTTGATAACCGCATTCAACGGATCTGTAATCGACTTACGATCATCTTCAGACTTTTTGAAGGCCGTCTTGATAAACTTCACCAAGTCCGATGCCTTTTCATTGTCCTGATCAGTAAAAATTACACAACGGTCTGCCATTGAAATTAATTCATTGGCATGTGAAACGAGTTTTTGTTCCTCGTCAGATTGTAACTTTAATGCTGTATTCATAATGTTTCTTTCCTCTTGGTTAAAATAATTGTGGCAAGCTGCTACCAATACCACCGAAATAGTTTGATGTCGGCTCACCACCTTTCCATACTCGCAAAAAGCCGAGCACTCTGCGTTCAAGTTTTGCAATGTAGGCATCATCACGATCAACCAAAAACCATACAAGCCGATGTTCTGGCCTTTGTCTTGGATCGTAACTGAGAAACCACCATTGCTTCCTGCCAGTACACCACATGCCGCCTTGAACCTGCGCCACATACTGCCTTGGAACTTTCCTTGACATCATCACCATGTAATGATTTGCCGAATTGCTTGGGCATTTTATCTCACCACCGATGTCTGGGTTAACCAGAAAATCTGGTGAGCATCCAACAAACTTATGGTCATCGTGAGTAGCAAAACCAATTTTGTAAGTATCAATGCCAGTGAGCATTTCAAATAATGACAATGCCTCGTCCTCGTACTGCTTTCCCCATTCGGTATGCTTTGAGTAAAATTCACGCGGATTGTTCAGGTTTTTAATCAGGGACATCCAGCCTTTTTCGGTACCGTTTACTATAGTATCGAAATTAGAAGAAGTGATGTACTCCGAGTGAAGCGCATACCACTCAGGGGATCGTTGTTCCATCAAAGGAAATTCCATTACTTTTTCTCGGCTGGTTTTGTATTTTCAATCAGTTTGAAGCAATCATCCAGCTTGTCCTGTGGCAGATCACTGAGTTTGTTAATCTTGTAATACTTCAGAACCTTTTCAAGTTTGACGCCTTTATCTTCCAGCGCGGCAATCAAATTTACTTCCTGCTCTTCGGTAATTACAACGACTGGTTCTTTAGGGGTGTGCTCCCGTTCAAAATCAATACCCTCATGCTCATTCAATATGTTGATGGCATTATCCAATCGCTCGGTACGTTCTGATTTTGGCCACATTTTTGAAGCACGTTTTACTACTGTTTTCTTGGCCATTTCATTCCAGTCAGTAAGCCAAGGATTGTGTTTGCCAGATTTAACAGCAGCAGAGCGATTCATAATTTCATTACACTCATCTGCGCTCATCGGCTCAGTTAAAAAATCATTATCTGAAGTTTTTGCAACACAATAAACGCCAACAACTTTCCCTTTTTCTCCTATAAAAGAATTTTCACGAGTTGATTCATGGGTTGGCAGTTCATTGATTTTATTTAATTTGAATGTCTCGTAATCCATAACAAGTCTAGCCTGTACAAATCGCACAGCGCCACTATCGGTTGCAATCTTACAAAGACCTTTGTACGAAATATCCAGACAAATTTTTCCATCGCGAGGCACCAAGTAGGCATAGCCAAGCGCAGGATTTAATGTTAAGCCAACCGCTGCAACATTGGTCATTGCTCGATACAAACTCTGCGGATTTTTCTCTGCTGTATTGCGAATAAAATCGTTATTGTTAATCAGTTGTATGGCAAAACTTTCTTCAGTCGCCCAGTCAAGCAGCTTTATGTGATGGTTGATGTCTACGAACTTGTCCTTGGCTTTTTGAATAGCTACGACTCGGCGTGCCTTGCCATCTTCATAGAATGGATCAATGGTTTTAACTTCTTCTTTTACATCGGTTTGTGCTGCTGTATTCATGGCTTCTTTCCTCTTAGATAGTGGTTTGGCATTATATATCAAAATTGATTCAAAATTCTATATTTTAGTAGCTCTCAAAATAACAACTCTGGCGCCAGTATTATTAAAACAATTCTCAAAAATTTTGCTATACGAATGAGTAAAGCCATCAATGATATTTTTGTAAATAAAAGTTGATGGAAGTATAGCTACGAGTACGCCGTCATGGGTAAGCATATTAGCGGCAGCTTTAACGTGAAGTTCTGCTCTTCCCTTTGAAAATGGCGGATTCATTACTATTCGGTCAAATCGTTTTGATTCCTCAAACGACCATATAAGAAAGTCTTTTTGTATAGTCATAAATCCTTTTGATTTAAGAATAGCGCAATGAATATTTGATATTTCAACACAGATAGTTCTATCGATTGGTAGAAAATCTGAAATACCTCCTGTTCCAGCACTAGGTTCTAAACACTGATGCGTATCATCAATGTCGGCCATACTAATTGCTGCCTTTGCAACTGCTGGTATTGTTGGATAATACTGGTATGACTGATAATCCGGTATGTACCCACATAATATTATCTGATCAATTACTTCTCGTATATCGTAATCAAAAACAAAATCATGCAGAGAATCTTTTGCTTTTTTATGCGGCACACCACCGATAGATAACATGACAGACTCAACTTCTTTCTGTACAGATTTTTCATGGCCATAGCTTCTTATATCTATTGCTCTGCCATTTTCTCTAACATGCGAACCTGTAATAATATGAAGAGCATCGATGGATAATAAATCATTCCTCAAATTAAATTCTTTTGGTTTTTTTGTTGGTTTTCGTCTAAGAGATGATGGAATTGCAACAGGGTAAAGAATTGCCAACAACTGATTTAATTTCCATGCAATATCTGGATGGATTTCAATATGCAGAGTGCCTTTTAAGTAGGCTTTCATTCTAAAAGCTCCGCCATCAATATCAAAATACTCTCCATGATTTTGGTAAAGTTTTCTTAAAAGTCCATAACTATCAATATGGCCTTTTATTTCTCTACCAGTAAGCATTGATACAACTCCGCGCAAATCACTTATAAAACCTGATCGACGGGAGTCAGGACTATCACCCATCGTATACATGTATTCCATTATGAATCGCTTACTAAATCCTTCAGGTTGATTTGTAACATGCGACCTAGAAAGGTTTTGAAAAATTCCATCTACTCTTTCTGCTAAGTATTTTGTTCTGCTGTGTAAATGATGACTTATTGTGCTCCTGACTGACTCTTCAGAAAATTCTATTGTTTTATTATCTCTGAACATATCATTCCATTCGTCGCGGCGCTTTTGAGGTAAGTGTGAATAGATGTCTGTTTTATCAAACGCACGTTTCCAAAACTCAGAATTCAAACAAGCTATAGCAGACTCTAGATTAAAAATACTCGACGCAACTACTTTACCTTGCCAGTCTCCCATAGCTTTTGAATTCAAAAAATAGTGCATAGCTCCAAAACATCCTTGCTGTGAAATTTCAAATATAGAAACTATATTTTTTTTAATATCACTATATTCAATTAACATTTCCTGCAACCAATCATCATCAGTAGATGTAATAAATTGATCAAAAAAATCGGTATCCCCATCCTGAGGTATTATTAACTGCTGGCTGTTTATTAATGATAGCTGGTTGTTCATTCAACCACCGTCACCGTATACATTGTTACAATCATCGTATCCTCGACATTCAATCCTTTGACATTTTCCTTGTACTGCTCAATAAAGTTTTCTTTAATGCCTGCCTCGCGCATTACTTTAATCACTCGATGCGCCAGACCAAAAGCACTGACCTGAAACTTTGGTGCTTCAAAAACTACATCTGGAAATTGTACTATCTGTTTCTTTTCTACTACTTGATTCACAACTGATACCTCGTAAATGCTACTTGTTTAAGAAATTGTTTTTTCCTTTCAATATCGCTATGACAAAGTCTATTGGCAATTAATGGAGTGGTGCCGTCAGGCATATTGAGTAGGATGCCATACAAAGGAAGTACATTCCTCGGAATATATTTTTCTCTGTCTGAATTCTTTCTGCGAGTCTGAACAACTGTAAACACTATTGAATCCTCGCTGCAATCCACTTCATAAATTTCTTTTCATCGCCATGATGAATTTTATTGTTGTCCTTATTGTCTTTCCACTTATGGGTAGAACAATAGACATCAACTGAAACATTATACTGGCGAATTAATAAAGTGTGGTTACCGGCATCCCGATAATTAATACCAGACTTTTCAAGAGCCAGTTTGAACTCATCGGTTCTGCGGAACTTGAAGTCGTTTCCTTTTGGTTGCTTATCGCCACCGCATGCGCCGCATGATCGCGGGTATCCACAAGCCTCGCCAAGATACTCCCCATAGAATTGGCACAGCTCGCCTTCAATCATTGAATCTGCTATTTCACCCATTAGTAATCCCTCATTCCACGGGCTATTAAATCAATTTTGTGTTCAACAAACTGAGGCGACATGCCAATTCGTTTTGAAATTGTTGTAATCAGTTGTGTGGCGCGAGCGTCCAAAAGTTCTTTACACTTTAGAACAACCTTCGCCTTGCGTTGCAGCTCTTGTGTTTCCTGAGCTTTTTTATAACTACTAAATGACATTACGCTTTCCTCCTGAATTAAAGAATTCTTTATGTAGTTTTTTTCTTGCTATATTGCAAGCTTTAACTGCCAATTCAATATTTTCATAAAGCCCCACATGATGGGATTTTCTGTCAACAACTATTCTAACAACCCACTTTTTACTTGCTTTTCTCCATGTTATTCCTTTGTAACCAGAAGAGTTGTTTGTTCTTTTTTTAGAGTTTTGTTGGTTTTGAGAATGATTCGCACCACGCAAGTTTTTTATTTTGTTGTTTGATTTAATTCCATCTTTATGATCTATTTGTTCTGGTAAAAATCCATGGTGCATAAAAAATATAACTCTATGGGCAAAGTATACTTTCCCTTTGAATCTTAATTGCATGTAACCTCGATTTGTTAAACATCCTGCTTTTTGACCAACTCTATTTTTTCTATCAAAATTTTTTGACCAATAAAGCAAACCAGTTCTATTTTTATATTTCAAAAGAGAAACAAGCTCGGTTAATTCTTTGTAATTAGTTGACATTTTTACCTCGAAAAAAAGAGGCTCTGAACTCCAGAGCCTCATTAAAGTATTACGCAGCTTTAGCCAGTTGGTGCCACTCACCCTTGTCAAGCTCAAGGATTTGACCACCAAAACGCTCGAAGTCAGTAGCGCGGTCGTAATCACTCAAGTCCTGCGAAGTGCGAGTTACCGCATTCAATAATCCGAATGCTGTAAAATCACTTTCACCAAGCAGGTGGCGAGTTACCAAACCTGTTTCAGCATCACTGAACATGAAACGCTTTTGTACTCGCTCAATCACTGTCACTGGATCGGCTTCCATTTCCATACCCATCGTGCGTTGCATTTCTTTCACGATAGTATTGAATGAATTCTGGTCAACCGAAGCACGAACTGTATCCTGAATTTTCATCCAGAATGCTTTATTGTCAGCAGTGATTGTTTCATTGCGGTAAATTTCCCGCGCATTATCTTCTAAGCCTAAAGCCTTGCCAAGATGGTAAGCACGTTTTGACATATTGCTGATCATTCCGTTACTGCAAACCAGTCGGAAAACCAAAGGCTCAACTCGCAAACTACCTTGACCGACTTCACTGTTGCTGATTACCACGCCAGATTGAACCAGATCACCAACTTTCAACTCGCCTTCAATCTTTGGAAACAATGCCTTGATATACATGCGGCGGTCAGTCAATTCACATGAAACGATCTTTGCTTGCGGAACTCCTAGAAGCACCGGCAGAACTGCTTCTGCAAGGTCAAAATTGTCCAGCATACGATAACGATCAGAAAGGAATGCTCTGGCCTTACCATCTAAAGTACGCACCATGCGCTTGGCAGGTTCGGCTTGTAACCAGTGGTTGACATTGGTAGCACGTAAATCCTGCGGCATGCGGTCATAATACTTTTGCGGGATACCGGCGTGGTCGGCCAATTGCTTGCCTGCAATATCAGTAATTGGAAACACTTCTTTTGCACCATTGATTTCAACTTGGAACGAATTCTCAGTTGAAAGCATGGTTAACTTCCGAGTATCTGCAACGAGGTCGCGCTTGCTATTTTGCTGACGCTCCAGCTCTGCTGCCAGTTGACTTAAAGTTTTGCCTTGTTTCATAAAATCACCTATTTAATTAAAAGTTGCTGTTTCGTCCTTTAGGACTCATCAGGAGCAGTACACACCGCCCGACAGCGCCCCTTTCGGGGCGGGTCGTTTATAGGCCGAGTACCGGGAATTTGTAGTTAACAAAGAATGGTGATGCCAAACCAAATTGCTCGCGGGTCAGGCAGGCAACTGGTATGAAGCGGCTGCTATCATCGTTAGCAGGCACGATCATCACTCGGATGGTGTCAGAAAATTCTTTGTAGTAAGCAGATTGCTGGGTTAAACCAGTTCTGATTTTTACGATGTGTGAAGCAATGGCTTTTTCTGCTGCTTCGACTGATTCGTAGCTTTTTGAGCATTTTGAGCTGAATCCAATGACTTTCATGTGTAGTTCCTCTAGGTTGCTGGTTGGGCGTAATTGCCTCAACCACAACATAATGATATATCAATTTTGATACAGTTGACAACCAGTTTTTATTAGTTCTTTGTTTTTTTGGTATCGGAAATCCGAGGGGTGTTTGCCTATATGGTGCATAGGCAGCGCCCTATTTTGGGTCGATATTTGTATATCATTTTTGATAAATACTATTTATAATTGCATGAAATTAACCGACTGGCAGTAGATATGAAAAAGAATTTGATACCGTTTTCAGGCTTTATGTCGAGAATACAGGCTATAAATGGCTTAAAAGGCACTAAGGCGCGTCAGTGGGCTGCTGACTTCTTTGGACTCGGCGTGGCGACCATCTACCGGTATGAGCAGGAGCAATGCCACGTCATTATCGACGAGCGAGCCAAAAAAACGACCCTGCTGGTCGAGAAAACCACGGTGAACAAAATCCTTTAACCAACCCCCAAACGGAGTTGCAACTATGAAATTCTGCGCTGTAGCCACATCCGCCGGCACATTGATACCGGCTTCTGCCATAGACAAACAAAACTTCGACAAGCTGCGCCTTGGCGTGGTCTACCAGATCAATGCCACCATACCCCGCAATTTGAAGTTTCTCCGCAAGTTTTTTGCCCTGATGGAGGTAGGGTTCAGCCATTGGGAGCCAGCCCCATACGATCCAAAAGACACCCGGTTTGCCCAGTTTGGAGCGCCAAAAAAGGACGAGGATAAATTCAGAGAGGACATTCTAATAGCGGCTGGATGGTGCGAAATGGTCTATAGCATAAAATGGAACGAGTACACGCCTCGTGCAAAATCAATATCCTTCAGCAAGCTCGAAGACGACACCGTTTTCGAGGGTATCTACAACCGCTCACTTGACGCCATTCTGGCAATGGTTTGTACCAATTACACAAAAGACGACCTAGACCAGGTCATAGATGAATTGCTGTCCTTTTCCTAAACTAATGTTTCACATGGAACAATTATGATTTACGCAGGCATAGATGTTGGTTTGAGCGGCGGCATCGCTTTTTTTAACGACTTCACCCTACTCGAAGTGATAGACATGCCGAAAAAGCCCACCCAGTGGGACAAAGGCAATATGGTTGACTCAAAGGCGCTGGCAGACGCGTTACTGCGCCACAGGCCTGAGCGCGTAAACGTCGAGCGAGCAAGCGCCATGCCCGGGCAAGGGGTTTCATCCATGTTTTCCTTCGGGATGTCATACCAAGCTGTTTTCTCGGTTCTGGAGGTTCTGGAAATACCTTACGAAGTAGTCCAGCCCAAAAAGTGGCAAAAGCAGTTTGGCGTAGTTGGAAAAACGAAGGAAGGTATACATTCTGCAGATGTTGTGGACACCATCTACCCGGAGGCAAATATCCGTGGCCGAATGGGAGGGCTGAAGGATGGCCGCTGTGACGCTATTTTAATTGCCTTGTACGATCCAAAGGCAAGTGTTTTAGTGATGCCTCCACTCCCTAGCCAGTAGCGTAGGGAGCCACGATACTGGCTGTTGCAGGGAGCGGAAGCATTACTTATTACTGCTGACCTCGGTAATCAGTCCAGCCGCAAGCTGATAATGTAACGAATGTTCTGGCAGTGTCTGAAACAGAAAGTTTCAACTGACTCGAACTGTCAACGTATTGCGAAACCTTCCCGGAGCAAGGGGAAGTCCATGCGCCTGCTGATCTCACTGCCTGCATATCAAAACCCGCCGAGCCCGCAATGGCTGATGTTTCCTGTGTTTGCCTTAATTTCATGTACACAGTGTTACTTGAGCTTGCGTCAGAGTTCGCCACAAAAACAGCAAAGTCAACTTTTGTATTAGGAGGGGCTGTGACTGTTTTTATGTCAGTGTTGGCCGTATTTAGTCCAAAAATATCTTGAATTGGAACGTCATACTCAAAATTGTTTCCATTTTGGAAAAACTTCAGGATTGTCCCAACTCCGTATCGAATCCATCCTATCTGACGGTATTTGGTATAGCCAGATCCGCTTGCGGAAGCCATAAGTTGTGCGGCATTGGATGAAATGTCAAACCCGAAGTCCACTTGGCCACTCGGCTTCCAAATTGCGAATACCATGTACCAAGTGTTATTTACAGGTGCGCCCGAGGTTAATCCAGAGGGGAATCCGCCTACTGGTGTCCCGGGAGTGCCGCCTTGCGTCCATGTAGCAGTAATCTGTTTGCTCATTGCCGAAGCGAGCGTGAAGTCGGTTGTATTCGCTGAATCTTTGCAAGTACCAGCTGCAATATCCAGACAGGTTGCTGGCGTCGTTGCGTTGTTTGAAAGTATCAGCCCATCAATATAATTGCGTGGCAGACTGTTGGTAAGCGAGGAAGGCTTTTTGTAAATCCATGCGCCTGCTGCTGAGTCTGCAGTAATGTCATACCAGAACTCGTAAGGTAGTCCGGCTGTTAAATCACCAGAGGCAAGTGCTGATCCTGTCTGGTCAAGAACTTTTTTGGATGCAAGCGAGCCAACAACCAGAGTGACGTTTGAAGTATTGGTGATGCCTTTACGAAGGCGAACGCGCATACCATTCTGGAAACTGGTAGGCGCTTGTAGGCTTCCTCCCGGTACCAAGTTAATAGCATTGGCTGTACCAGAATCAGTGAAAAACTCAGAAGATGCGGCGTAACCAGCAATCGCTTTTCCTAATTGGTTTAGATCGCCGTTTGATAGGCTTTGGCCTAATGCCGTGATGACATTCTGAACCTCCTGCGGGAGTTGATTCCACTCGGTTGCGGTTAAGGTGTCGCCTGTAGCTTTGCCTGTTAACGATTGCATTTCATAGTCCTCTAATAAATTTGGAACCCTTCATTGAAACCGAAACTAAAGCCACCAGTGTTCGGTGGACTTGGTTTTTGGTCTGACTGCAGGAAGTAAACATCGACGTTGGCCGGAGCTAATTTCCTGAAAAGACACTCCAAAATTGGTATTGATTGATTCCCAAAAACAATAGGGAAAGTGTACGGGAAACGGTACTGGGCTTCAATATAGTAAGTGACTACCATCGTGAAGCGAGCTTCCTTGGCATTATTGAAAAAAATGATTGGAAACGTCATGGGGAAGGAATCGTACACGATCCCAGAGGTAATGGTGATCGTTACCCCGTATATGGCTGCAAGGTTTATAAAATCGTCCGATGTCTGTACGCCGAGTGAGGCCAGTTTCAGGATAACCTGCTTCCTGCGAGTTTCCAGCGAAACATTCGTATCGAAACAGGAGTCCGGTATCCCTACAGTTTTCTCCCACTCAGTTATAAAAAGCGTTGTTTGCGAAATATCAATTTCTTGCTCAAAAAGCATGAGCATTGATTCCACATCCTGATTCGTATGTGCTAGCCCTTTCAGGAACATCCGATAAAGTGATCCATCAATGTTTTTTGCTTCGAATAGCCTGCCATTCGGCAAGTATGCCGCTATTGCCGAGGCATGTTCTTCGATGCTGTGCTGCTTAAACATCATGGATAATTAACGCCCGATAGAGTTGGATACTGACTTGCGCCGCCACCAATATCGCCAGTTGGTGACGACAGGGTGAAAGCGGTAACGCCTGCATTGGCTATCGCTGCGTTGTACTGAACCTTGGTCATTGGCGATCCTACAGCGCCCTCATCACGAAACAAAGCATCCAAAGCAGCCGTTACCGCTGCCTGTGTTCCTGCGTCGTTCGGGGTCATTGCCGTGAAGTTAAAAGTAGTGGCAACTGGAGTCGGAGCAGAAACTATTACATCACTGCTCAGTGTATTTGCCGGTTTAATTTTCAGCGTTTGATTATAAACGGCTGTTACGTCTGCACCGGATGGGATCGGGCTTGCATCATTGGCACGCACAAAATAGATAGTCACCTGACCGGCAGCGGGGGTAGCGTCCTGAATAAATACTCCCGTAACTCCGGGTATATTGTCAATGATATTGGCGCGGATCGCGGCATCATTGAACATGGCAACCGGATTCTGAACCCTGTTAATAAGCCTTGTTTTTAGTTGTGAAATCGTTTCCTGAATCACGCCGCCGCCAAGTCCACCCTGATCTACGTAGAAGTTGTTGTTGACCCCTACGATCGGAGAAACGATGGTTAGTTTAGCATTTGCATCCTGATTCACTTCACCAGCACCAGCATCACCCTCGAACTGAATTGATTGCACCTGCAATACGGCAGTTGTAAATGCTGCCAAAAGGGTTCCGGTAGCGTTCGCTCCGGGATTCGATGCCATTGTATAGGTGAAGGAGTTATTACTTAAAACGGTGATCGTAAAATCGCCATTGTATGAAGACTGAACCGCCCCTGAAATGGTCATCGTCATTCCGGTATACATGCTTATGTTCGAAGTCAATACGGCGGTTGCTACCAGACCAACATGAGTCAGTGATGAAATACCGGCAGATTGATTTGAAATAGTTGCCGCCGCTGTAATCCCATACTGAATTCCATTCGACGCCTGAAGTTGCGCCGTGGTGTCAATCAGCGTTCCTGCTGTTCCGGTTGCAATAACATTACCAGCAGACTGGGTTGCCGGATTTAAGGTCAGACCCCAATACGATGCCCATTGCTGAACCTTTTCCTGTGCGGTGATGGGGATTGCTTCTTGTTCGAGGATGGTCAATTGTTGATAGAACTCATACACGCGGCGAGCATTGGCAATTGCCTGTGCTGCCATCCATGATTCCTGAAGAAACGGATTTGCCGTTGAAGGAAGCTCTGCAACAAGGTCAGTTTTACTTCGATCTTCCAGTGATTTTGGGTTCGTTGGTATGTTAAGCACCTGTGTTCTCCCACAATACTAATTCTTTATGCGCCACTAAATCCTGAGAGACTTTGAGCGTTATATCGGCAATTGCTGCTGTACTTGTACGAGTCATATTAATCACCACTTCATCGGCGTAATTGTAGTCCAAAAACCATTGCATCGCTTGCTCCAGATAGGTTCTGGCTTGGTTCAAGGTTTTAAGAGTTAGTCTTGCCTGAAACAAAATCCAAAGTTTTGAACCGTATTCCACGGCATTATTTGCATCGCCAATCCATCCTTGTCGATTTTGAGGCAATGAAACTTCGTCTGCGGAAGCCCTTCTATTACTCCCGATGGCAGACAAAAGTATGGCTGTATCGAATGAGTCAACCTTTGAAAAATCTCCGTCAGTACCGAGTGATAAGTCCCAGTAGCCAGCATTGTAGTTAAACGCAACATCTTGGTACTTCATAGGTTATTACCCGTGTTATGGGTTCCAGTAGCAACCCCTCCGTGTTGATGGACTCCAATATTCTTGCCATTAACCATAAGTGTACCAGTAATGTTGAGGTTTCCGACAAGGTTTACTGTAGTGACATTCAGATTCAACGCATTCAAAGTAGTCGTAGCATTCAGACCCTTGATTGTGATGTTTTTGAAGGTTTCAGAAATATCCCCCGGGATGTTTATTTCCAGCCCTCCAGCCGCATTCAGTTTGAAAAAGCTATGTGCCAGCATGTTTTCAAAAACTACTTCACCTGCCTTCAACCCTTTCTTTCGCAGTCGAGGGGCAAAAGGAATGAAAATCTTGTTCTGTTGTTGGCCTTGAATGTTAAATACGAGGCCGAGGCAACCGGCTTCTGGAGGGCGGGAGGTCAACCCATACGGTTGCAGAACAATAGCGTCGCTGGCAGCTCCAAGGGTCATTATCTGGCAGGTAGGAAAGTTGTCGGTATCCGATGAGTTTTTCTTCGGAACGCAAAGTTTTATAAGTCCGCGTATCAATGATTTCATAGCGCCTCGTATGGGTCTTGTATGTTGTAAAAAATTGGCTCGTTCAGATCAAGTGAGTAAGCGTTTCTGTCAACACACTCAAATTGGGTCGTCGTACCACCATCAACCTCAACTGTGAACACAAGCGATTTTATAAGCATTTGTACTGATAGTCCTTCATTGTCGTCAATTACATTCACCAGTTGATTAAATACGAACACGTTATTCGTTTCTGGGTTCTCCATTCCGTACACAGATGCGGTATAGGTTAGGCTTCTGGCTTTCCTTACGCTAGCTTCCCATTTTGCTCTTTGCGTGAGCTGATCACTACTGGACGCATTTTCGACTACCAAGGTTAATGTTCTGCCTGCTCGAATGTCTTTGTCGTATGCAATACCATTATCAATCGCAATCTCGTTTGCGGCTGCATCATCCTCCTGACCGCTATCCTCCTCACTATCATTCATGGCAACCAAGTTTTTTTGCGACACACAAATATATTTGTTGAACCTTTTTGAAAGATCATAAGTTGCCGAACTGTACAGGACGTTATTTTTTGAATTGTTGTACTGATTCAAAATAGTGAACTTTGAGTCGTCTGTTCCTGTTCTGGTGATAATCAAATTTCCAAGTCCATCGGTGGTAAGAAGAACGGCGCGAAGCCTTGCCTGCTTTTCAATAAAATCGAACACGCCCTGCCCTGCCTGACCTTGTGGCCGCTCAATGCTGCTTGGATTGGTTATCGTGCCTGCTTGGTTAATAATTTTTATGCTGCTCCCTATTGAAGCAAGAGCAGTTTGAATTATTTGTGTCAGTGTGGCTTCGTTATTAAATATAACAGATCCTTCCCCAAGCGTTGAATCAACGATGTCACAAGTAACATCCCTGCCCTGTATGTAAACGTCATGTGAGTTTGGATCTACTGACGGTGTAATCATATCGACGAAGCCAGTGATTAGAACAAATGGTTTATTTTTCGAGTTGTAGTAGGTTATTTTTACTGCGTCACCGGCCTTTATTGGAAAGGTCGTTTTGTCTGCGTTCGACGCTCTGAAATTGAATGTTCCGCTCAAGTCCTCCATGGACTTTTTAATGGTCATGGATAGAAAGTTAGTGAACGGTACACCACCTACTTCGAGGGCTATCATGCGGTGACAAGCTGGATATTTCCAGAAACGAATGATGGATTGTCAGACATCGGACGGTTCAACGTGGCAACAAGTGAAGTCAATGATTCAATGTTTGTCACCTTGCCATAATAATTGTATGCAAGCACTGAAATTGGACACTCGTTTGCGTAGATGCTGATGACTTCAGCCGATGTTAATTGCTGGCTCTGCATATAGATATTTGCAGATGCACGAAGATTTGCCAAAGTATCCATCGTATCTGGATCAACACTATCGTTTGCAAGTTTCTGGAACTGAGCCTCAAGCACTTGCTGATCGGCCTCAAGATCGTCTAGCGTGGCATAATCAGTTTGTGCTGCGGCTTGATACGCCATGGCAAGGTAACCAACTTGTACTGAATGCTTAATCAATTTGTTGTTCAATGCTCTTTCGATTCTTTGCGGTGTCGTTGGAAGAATAGACGGAACACTGTCGTTGAAACTGAAGCCTTGTTTTAGTACTCCCATTGCCTGCTCGGTGGTTTGATATAATCCGCCAACTGTTTCAATTATTCCAATAACGCCTTGTGAAACTTTGGACGGATCAGAAGCAATAGTTGCGATGTTATTTGAAAATGTTGACACCATGCTATTAAATCCATTCACTTCAGTCTGTACTTGGTAAATGCTTCGTGTAGTTGACTGAGTAAAAGATGTGAAGTCGTTGAGCAGATCTTTTGCGGAAGAAAGATTGAAACCAGACGATGTACCCCACCCATCGTCAATGTTCTTGCCAAGGCTATCCATTACCTTTCCAGCAAGTGCATTTATTTGGGCAACTGAGGTCGTTTCTGGCGTTGGATTGGAAGGAACTCCAGATATGTCAAACTCCAATTCAATATATCCAACATTCAAGTCTGTCATTTTCTCGCTTAATGAATATGGGCGAGCAATTACTTGAAGCGACGAAAAGAAAAACGGATGTGAAAGCGTTCCTGCTCCCGGCTGTTCCAATGCAGCAAGTAGAGCATTACGTTTTTCTAAATAATTGGAACTTCCATCGGGTGCAATATCTCCAGCAATGATAGCTGACAGTTTGAAGTTGCGCGGTTTGAACCCCAAGTCCTCGATGTTTTGCACATCCGAGTTTGGATACTCATGCTTTACCTGTTTTCTGCCGCCGGAGGTCGAAGCCTCTGTGACATAGAATTTATTTCCTCGGAAGCTGCCTGCGTGTAATTGATCAAGTATCGTCATT